CAAATGTTCTGGACTTTCTTTCCATGAATCAAAAAAATAATTAGCTATAAATTTTTCAGAAATCATTTGTGCCTCATTAGATATGCTAACTTTTAAAATATTCTCAAAAGAATATTTTTCCATTAGACTTTTATCCACTTTTTCAAAGACAGTCCAATATTCAGTTTTATTAGGTCTTTTATGGGATATTCTTTTTGTAGCAGCTAATTCTTCAGAACGAATTTTAGCTGCTTTTATTAAAGTAGAATCAACTTTGACATTTGAAGATAAACCCAGGTTTGCTCTTTCTTTATTTAGTCTTTCAACAAAATATTGATTTAGCTTTTCTACATCAACAAATTTTTCAATTTTTTTGAATTCTTTTTGACTATAAAAATTAGATTTATCTTGATGATAATGGTATTTTTCAACAGCCATTTTGTACAATTCACCTTCATTGATGGCTTTTAGTTCTTCAAAAGTATTTGGTAACCAAGTATGTAGATCTATCATATATTTATCAGAAAATTTCTTCTTAATATCAATAGAATAGGTAATTAAAGTATTAAATATAAATGTAAGTAGTATAAGTATTTTAAAAAATTTTTTCATAAATATCATTTCCTTATATTTTTTATGATATTCTAACATAAATAAGATATATTCCAAAATTTTATATTTAATAATTTAAAAAGTATACAAAAGAAAAATATTATCTTTTACAAAGGTTATTTAAAAAGTTTATATTTTGTGTTATAATATAATATTTTTTTATTTTTCTTTTATTTCAAATATTTTTCATAATATAAAAATATAGTTTGTTAGCTACCTGTTAGCTATGTCAAAAAGAGAGAGCATTTTTCATCTAAAAAATGGTATAATAAAAATAAAAAAGAGGAGAATTTATAATGAGAAAATTTGTTGAACAATATGATATTCGTATGACACCAGATAGAATTAGAATGGCAACACAATTTAGAAAGGAGTATTTAAGAGAATTTTACAAGTATAAAGTAACAGCTATTGAGAGATATTTATTAGCAAGACTTGAAGAGGAAAAATGCAATAATGATTTTGATAAAGCTTCTAAAATAGATAAAATTTTAAGTTCTATAATTGGTATTGCTGATTCAATTGACTTTATAAAAATAGAAGAATCAATAGCATATGATAATGAAAGAGAATTTCAAAGAGTAGTTTTTGAAATAAATACAAAAAATATGGAACTTGCAAGATTTGGAATAGACTTAGAAAATGATATATTTAACATTATAAAAGTAATAGAAAATCAAATAAACTCATAATAAAAGAAAAGGAGTGGTTAATATATGAATGAAATAGAAATTAAAAATGAATTTTTAGAAATTGATTTAATGAAGAATTCTAATGATATTAAAGAAATATTTGAAGAAGCAACACAAAAAATAGAATTTTTAAAAGATAAAATGTTATTTATAATTTGTTATTTAGATATAAGAATAAATGAAGAAACTCAAGAAAATAAAAAAGATGGACTTATTGAATTTTACAATTTTTTAAAAAATGAAATAAATTCATTGTATAATTCAAGATTAGGAAATTCTTTTCATGATGCACAAACAGGAACAATAAGAACTTCTTTATCTTTAAAAGTTACAACAGACAAATTAATTAAATATAATATTAATTTTTCAATGCCTATAAATTCTATACTAGCTTCAATAACTGCTCAAGAAAATTTAATAATATTAGAATAAAAGCCCAGCTAATAACTGGACTTTTTTTATTTATCATTCTTAAAGTTAATAAGATAATCATAAATTTTTTTGTTATCTGTATCAACTTTTTCACTTAATCTATTTATCATTTCTTTTATTTCATCATTCTGTTTTTCTGAGCTTTCTTTTATTTCTTCCAACTGTTTATCAAGACTTTCTTTATCTCTGTAATAATTTTCTTTTTTTAGTCTTTTATTAATCTGTCTCATTAAATAATTATGATAACCCAATAAAACACCTGCTACAGTTATTAAAGAAGTTCCAAGCATTCCCAATATAGTTAATGACATCTCTAACTCCATTAATCCTCCTCTTTATATGAGAACATTCCAAAACTTCTTACTGCTCTATACATTAATTGTCTTTTAAAGAATCCAACACCTTGCTCTTTCATAACTTCTAAGAATACCTTATCTGCCTCTTTTCTTGATACTCCTAATTTATGCCCATTTCTATATAGCCAGTCATGAATAACTGCTGCTCTTGTATGGTCTCCATAAGTGTTTATAATATTTCTAAATATTCTTGGGACACTAGCTAAATCACATTTAAACCCAGCTGGAATATGAATTAACTTATCTCCGATCATATATCTATAATCTTTCTCTAAAATAAAATCTTTCCCATCATAATACTTTAACTCAAAGTCATCTAATTCTGGCATATTAAACCTCCCTATATATTTTTCTTAATAAAATCAATAAATAAATTAACTACATCACTTTCAATAGAAAATTTTAAACTTTCATCATTATTGCTACCAAAAAATGGTTCAAGTAAAATATAAGTATCTTTGCTATTACATATTCCATAGCCTCCTCTTGTTTTGCTATCCTGCACAAGAATTAAGCCTTTTGTAGTTTCTTTTCTTTCTTCTTCCCAAGTTTTTCCATCAATCCTTTTTTCTTGCATAGTTACTTTTATAACATTTTCTTTGGTCCTTATCTTGCTACCAAAAATATTCTGCAATCTTGCCATAAAGTCAGTAGCTAATTTTTTTGCTTTTTCATTCTTCCAATAAACTAAACACTCACAACCGTTAGCATCTCTATTAAGTGAACTATTGAAATGAAGCTCTAAACAGAATTTATAATCATTCTTATTAAGTTCTTTTAAAACTTCATTCATTTCTGGAATGTAGGCTTTATTAGGCTTTCTTTCATAAACATCTACAATTTCTGGAATTTCTCCTTTTATTTTTTCTGCTACTCTTTTCCAATATCTAAATTCACTTGCTAAAATAGGAGAATATGCTCCACGGCTTCTATCATTATGTCCAATTATTAAAGCAACTTTATTCATTTTTATACCTCCTTAAATATAAAAATACTTGCATTTATATCTAAAACTCAAAATTTTACTCTTTAAAATATAATTTTCAAAAAAATGAGCTTATAATAAGATGTTTAAAGAGTTTTTAAAAGGGTAGTTATATAAAACTACCTTGATTTTTATAACTCTTAATTCTACCCTTTAGCAAGTTTTAAATGTATTTCTTTTCTTTTCTTCTCAAAATCATCTTTTGTTAAATCTTTTGGATTCTCTTTAGTCTTAAAATAATTCTCAGCATCATAAACTGATTGAATAAATGTAGTACCAAAGAGCATAAGCATTCCTAATTCTTGTAATCCTGCATCCATACCAAAGTTATCCTCAAAATACCAGGTAACTTTTTTATCTGTTCCTAGACTTTTAGCAAGTTGTAAAGCTACAACAGTTGCAACCATTTTTGAAATATCTGTATCTCTACATCTTTGTCTGTGTTCTTCTTTTCCTACTTTATAATCAAAACCATAGTCTAATACCTCAGCTTTTAAACTATCTATTGTATTAAAATAATCTTTTCTTTGTGCTTCTGTGTCTAGTATCCACAAGTGTTTTTCACTATCCCAATTTAAGTATTTATTATTTCCTTGTGGCTTTGGTACTTTTATAAGTTTCTTGTTTTCTATAAACTCTCCAACTTCAAGAGTTATTTCAATTCCATTCTCAACTTTTTCTTCTCTTGTCATTTCTCTAATTGTGTTATTATCAAAAATAGGATAGTTGAATTGTGTATCTCTTTCAATTATTATTGAATTGTCTTTTTGAATGTTAGGATAATATCCAAAAATAACATCCCAACCTCCGTATAACTTAACCTCATCAGATGTTAAGTTTACATCAAATAACAGTTTTGGTAATTTTTCTTTTGAATATATATAAAACATAATTTGTTCTCCTTTCAAAAATTTAATTTTAGGTTATCTGTTCCATCACAAAAGGTTTAATTTTCTATAGAGCAATAACAAACTTTGGAAATAATTTTAGCCCTTGGAGAAAAATTAATTTAAGTTAAACTCTAGCTATTATTAAATAAGATACAGTTGCTAATTCTGCATTAGATAAATTAGCTCTTACAGATAATTTATTGGTATAGCTTGAAGAACCATTGTATTGTATTGTTCCATAATAAATAAGTCTACCAAATAGCTCAAACCAACCTTCGTTGTGAGCTAAGAAAGAATCAGTTTTGATTAGATTTTCCAATTTATTAAGATTTTCTAATATACTCATATCTATAAAATTTCCATTTGGCATTGGAGCTGGGCCACCAACTTTGCACTTATAATATTTTTTTGTTAGTTCAGAATAATAGACATTTCCAACTACTGCATTTGCAATAGGAAAATCTCCATCATGTTTTCCAACTGCTGATACAAGTCTATCATTTAAACCTTTTGATTTTTTTTCTGTATCACCTTTTAATTTTAAAATATAATCCTCAATCTTATCCCATAATTCATTCCAAAATTCTCTAAATTTACCTTTATAATTAGCTTTCCATACTGGTAATTTTAGTTCTTTTGTAACTTTTTCAACCTCTGGTCTACCTTGCGGGTCTTCCATCCATTGTGCCATTTTTTACCTCCTTGAAATTTTAATTTCTTCTATTTCTTCTATATTCATTTCTTCTAGTTCTAATAAACTGTACATTTCAATATAATACTCATCTCTAGCAAGTGTAATTTTTTCAATTTCTTCAAGTGTCATTTCGTGTAGTTCTGAAATTAAGTAGTCTTCTACATAAATTCCATTTATAACTTCCAAGCCTACACCTGCACCTTTTATTTTTCTAACTAGATTAAAAACTTCTCTTTTATCTAACTTTTCTGGGATACTTATAAGAATTTTTCCAGAGAGTTCAAGTATTCTAAATTCAGTATCATTCAACTTAAAATATTCTGATAATATCCTAATTATTTCTTGTGGGCTTCCTAAAAATTGTAATAATGCTATTTCAAACTTCAATAGTTTTCTGTACTCTATATCATTAAGTCCATTTCTTTGAATCTTAAAATTACCACCTAAAACATCCAATAAATAGCCTTCTGATTTATCTATATCATTGAAATCAGAAATTAAATTATATATATCTCTTATTCTTAAATGCTTACTTTCGGATATTTCAAACATTTTTTTTGAATACACTGTATCGTGATAAATATGTGGAACTCTACTAAGTATCATAAATTCACCTCGATAGTTATATCATCTGCATTAGCAACAGCAACCTCTTTATTTGATAATTTATAGTCTTGCTCTCTTTCATTGTACTTAACATCACCTAACTTAATCTTTAAAGTTTTAATTCCACTTACATTTTTATAAATTTCTCCAATTATTTTATATAAGTAAATAGTGCTGTTTGGCTCAACTTCATCAATATATTTTAAGTAAATATCTTTTATAGTTTTCTTGAATTCATCTTTCCAAACTTCTTTTATACCTTGTATTTCAACTTTTAAGAATACAATTTTTTCTGTTGGTCTAGTAAAGCCTACACTAATTTCATTAAAATTCTTTGTAATATCTCCAACTGTTCTAATACCTGCAATCTTATATTCATATAAAGCTTTTAAGATATTATCATTAGTATCTCCGTAGCAGATACATTCGTAACTATGTGCCAATCTCCCATCACTATCAAAAGTATCTGTATCATTTTCTATAACTTGGCATTTCTTAACATTAGTATTCTGCAAGATATAGTTTTTAATACCCTCAGTTGTAAATGAACTTTTTCTATCTAGCCTTTTTAGATATCTTTCTCTTAACTCTGTGTCTGTTTCTAAGTCTTTACCTCCAAGAGTATTTAATTTATTATTAATAGATATAACACCAGTTAAAATCTCTGTTTGTTCAGTTATTGCTCCTGAACTAACATTTCCATCTGTTCCACCATCTAAAGCAATTACTTCAATTTCTGTTTCTCTTTGAGTTGTTGTAATTGTAGATGTATTTAGAGTTACAAACTTAACACCTGATTTAGTTTCTACACCCCAAGCTTGTGGTATCTGTGTTCCTATATCTGCAGTAACTGTAATTTTACCAACTGCCTTTTTTTCCTTATTCCAAGTCATACCTAAATGGCTTGTAATAGCATTTAGATTAGAGCCTGTTGCAGTGTAAACTGATAACTGATTAAATGCAGATAATGCTTGTAAATAGCTGTCATACTCCTCAGCACTATCAAATCTTAACCAAGCAATTATAATATTACTATCTGTTTCTCTTAAGTCAGGCTTTACACTTTTAAAGTCATTTAATTTTCTTGTATATATTTCATCTATTGTAGGCACTACAAAACCTTTATCTGTTATCAAATTGTGTACACCTCCCCATTAATTCTGATATTAGCAATCAATAAATTATCTTCAAATTCAATACTTTCAATTTTTTCTACTCCATCATATTTATTTATAACCTTGCTAACTTCTTGAATTATTCTACTTTTGTTATCTTTAAGTTGTAATATACCTGTGTTAGTATCATTCAGATAAGGAGTACCCCAAGCTGTATTTAATGCGAATTGTCCTTTATTTTGCTCTAATTCAATTCTAATAGCTTGTATTAAATCTTCTGCATTGCTAACAATTTGACATACTCCATTATCAAATACTAATTCACAATCTCTGTCTAATTTTGGACTTGTCATATTTTCTCCTATTCTGCTTTACCTGTTGAAGTTGGAGGATCTCCTCCTGGATTATATCTATGTGTATGCCCTTTAAGGCTCTTACCTGCACCTTGTACATCTTCCGTTGCTGTTACTCCACCTATTATTGATACATTTCCAGTCTGTGTCGTATTGCCATTTATAGTTAAATTACCATTTAATGTAACATTACTTGTTATAGTTGTTTCATTACTTCCGGCAAGTATTGTTATATCTCCGTTGCCTTTTATCTCAATTCTAGTTCCTTTACCTTGTAATATGATGTCATCTGAATTATCTTCAAATCCTTTTTCACAACTTCCTATAATATAAGGCTCATTTAAACTAAATCTTTCAAGGCTTGTTTCATCAGATAAAGCAGTTTCACTAAACCCAACCCATACAATATCACCAACTTTACGAGGTATTTGAAAACTCCAACCACCAAATTTAAGAAAATCTAATCTAACATCTATTAATGGAGGATAATTTATAAGTTTTCTGCATAGTTCCCTTTTAGCAAGAGGTTGAACTGTACAAGTCCCAGCACCATAGTTTATTGATTTAATTTCACAAGGTAAACTTGTATGCAATTCATTTAAACTGTCATCTATCAATGCTTTTATAACTTCTATCATTAAACCACCTCTACTGTTGCTGTTGCAGTAAATGTCTCTAAACCACTTGCTGTAAAGTTACACTCTTTTACAACTACTTTTCCTTTGAAAGTTGTACTTTCAATCTCTAATAATTGCCCTATTTTAATAAGTGGAATTAATAAACATTCAATATCAAATTTTTGTTTGTTGCTCTCATCTTTTTTATTTTTTTTAGATCCGTTTTTTTCTTTTTTCTTAATATCTGCTTTATCCATCTTCTTATCAATTCTGATTAAACCTTGTTCTCCACCTAAATGCAGAACACTTGAATAAACTTTGTTAGGTAACTTAAATTCAATAGATGTATTAGTAAACCTTGATATTGTTCCTGTGTCTCTTGCAAGAATTGGAATAACATTTGATAATCTTCCACTAAACACCTTACCATTTGGATATACTGTATCTTTGCCTAGTTCTTTTATATCCATAGTAAAATTACACATTTTTTCAATTTGCTTTATAACTTCACTTGCTTTTATACCTGCTTTGAATTGTCTATTTATAATAGTATTAGTATATGCCCTATTATTTGGAGTAGCTTCAATAGTAGTTATAAAATCATTTTCATCTCTACTTGTGCTAATACTTTCAACTATCCCATTAAAAATAACTCCATGTAATTCTCTATATCCTGCATCAATAGACACATCTTGATTAAGTTTTAATTTTTGCCTTGTTGTTTCTGATAAGTTATATAGTTTAATTGTTGCTATATCGCTCTTATTATCATCAGTACACTTAACCTCAAAATCAATGTCTAGTTCTTCATAATCGAAAACTATCTCACCTATTGTTATTAATCTAATTTGTTTCCATAACTTCGCCATCATCATCACCTATCAAGAAAAATTTATAATCTTTATTTAAGTTTTGAGGAGTAACCTTATCTTTTTCTTCTGCAAATTCATTAATTTTTATACATCTTAATTGAAATTTACTTTCATTTCTCACTAAACTAAGATAATCAATATTAGGAACTACCTTATTAAACCCTGTTATTCTTTGATTTAAGCTATCTAAAATTGATAGGTATATAAAACTATCATAAGTATTATAAATTAACTCTAAATTGATATTATTAGGTAATTCGGCAATTATTCCTCTTTCTTCAATTCCTGTTACATCTATTTCTATTGCTTTCACTTTTTAGCCTCCAAAAATTCTCTTTGCTGAGCTTTTGTCTCTATCTTTTGTTCCACCTGTAACATTATTAACTTTACTTTTTTCTGCACTTGTTGGAGTGCTAACCTTGGCTGTTGTTCTTTTCTTTTTCCCACCACTTGTCTTAGCTTTCTTATTATCTGTTTTTACATCACTTTCTTTTATCTCTCCAACTTGAATTTGCCTTAATGTTATATAGTAGGTAAAGCCGTACTTTTGCTTGTCAGTTTCCGTTTCTTCTATATTTTCAATAATCATATGCTCGTAAGTATCACGATTAGAAAATACAAATTGTACTTCTTCCCCTAACTCTTGTAACTTCATCAATTTATCTCTATTTAGCATATAATCTTTGCTATTATCTACAACTGTAATATTTATAATCATTGGCTCTTTTCTAACACTATCACTTATATTAAAACCATTCTCAACCCTCTTAGTTGGTAAAGTCATTGGTAAACTTCTTGTTTTTTCTGATATAACTTCAAGTGGTATATCTTGGATATAGCTTTGATTAGAGTTTTCTAATAGACTTAAAGCCATATCAACTGCTTGTTTAAAAAAACTCATAATCTCCTCCTAATATGTAAGACTCATCCCTACTTGTGCTTTTATTTTCTCTAAATTTTCTTTATCTTTTTCTCTTAAAGCTTTAACTATATCTTCAAAACCATTTTTACCATCTTTACTTTCATTTATAGTTACATCTGTTTTATAAGTAGGATTATAATTAACTGTTTGATTAGTTGTTACTGTTTTTTTTGCTCCATTCATAACTTTGTTATCAAAAGTTTTAGGCTCAAGTAACTTATTAAAATCGGTAATATTAGCAGAATTAACAGGTTGATATGGTATTACAAAATCTTTCTCAACTGGTACTCCAAATGTATTTTGATTTTTTCTTCTATACTCATCAGCTTCTGCTTGTTTTTTTATACTTTTTGTAGCTTCTTCAAGTAAATAATTATCGTGCATTTTGCTAGTTTCATTCATATGTTGTCCTGCACCATATAATTTATCCCAACCATTACCAATATTTGATGTAGTATTGTCCCAGTTCATACTTTCAAAATCTCCAGTCAATGCTTTATATGTATTCTTTCCAAAATCAATTACAACTCCACCTGTTGCTCCCCATAGCATTTGCAAAAGACCTGCTCCACCTTTTAAAATATCTAATAAATCAGTTAAAACTTTTGTTGTCAGTGTTATTTTCTCTATTCCACTGTCTGCTCCTTCAGTCCATAACTTCCAAAAGTCTGATACACCTTTTCTTAAATCTGCAAATCTATAATCAGTACCTGTAAATTTTAATAGTGCATTGATTCCATCTTCTGTAAAACTTTCTTTACCTTGAAAAGCGGCAAATACATCTTCAATAGCTAAGCCTAATGTAACAAGTGGAAATTTAGTAGCAAGTGCCAAACCACCTATAACCTTAAATGCTGTTTTTGCTTCATCAGGTAAAGCATTAAAACCTTTTTTAATATCTCTAAATACTCCTATAAAAGTATCTACAAAACTTCCTCCAGCTTTGAATACTTTTGTTATCATATCTTGAATACCTTCAGCATTATCTGCTATAAATTCCCAGAACTTTGCTCTTGTATCTCTTATAGACATTCCCCAAACTTCGTATAAATCGCCTATTCTATTTTTAGCAGATGTTATTTTTCCCTCAGGAGTTTTTAACATTTCTTTATTTTGTTCTCCTATGCTTCTTCTTACTGCTTCTGTAAGTAGAGCAACTTTTTGTTCTTCTGTTCCTACTTTTAGTAATTGTTCTTCTCTTTCACTTAAAATAATTCCATTTCTTTTTAAAATCATTGATTGCCCATTCATAGCCTTAGCAAAAACATTAGCAATACCTTCCATATCTTGCCCTGTACCATTCAAGCCTTTTTGTTTTACCAATAAATCTTGCATAGTTGGTAATAACTGTTTAATGCTATCCTCTTGCAATCTATAAGTTGCTAATTGCTGTGCCCCTGCAATAGTTACTTCATCTCCTACAACTCCCAAACCTTGTAAACTTGAAGTTAAATCTACAATAGACTTAATTTGTTCATCTCTAAAATTTTGAGCCCTTAAAGTGTTATACAACTTAGCTTCTTGTTCAATTTGATAATTACTAGCTTCAATTGCTTTATTGTATTGCCCTACAAGAGCACTTATTGAAAAATATCCAATAGCTAATTTTCCTAGTGTACTACCTGTTACTTCATTAAATCTTTGGCTTAAACTCATAGACTGTTTTAAATTAGCTTTGAATTGTTGAAATCCTTGTGAATTTAAAAAAGTATTTATATTAAATTTTAATGCTCCAACTATACTCATTATTGCACCTCATTCATCTTTGAAATTCTATCTAAATATTCTTCTAGTTTCTTAACTGAATAATTTTCTGCCCTTTCAAAATCTTTTATAAAATATCCATATACAGTTATCATATTTTCAATACTTTCTGCATTATAATTTAAGTTACATTCCACGAAATGTATTCATAATGAAACCACAGAAAGCTATATTTTTCACTTGCTCCCAAACTGATATTCCAATTTCTTCAATTTCTTTATATTTAAATTCATCTACATTTTTATTTAATAGTTTTAAAAACTTTTCTCCTGTAAATACAACACTGTCAATTCCTGCTAAAAATAGTTGTTCCATTGTGTAAAGTCCATCATTATAATTTAATCTTAATTCTAAATCATTATGTTTTATGTATTCAGGTATCCCAATTATTTCTTCAAGAGTTGGATTAACTCCACTAGGATATTTTAAAATTTCTTTTGTATAATCAATTATTCTAGTTCTGCCAATTCTTTTTTCTAAATTAAGAACATAGCTAGCAGGTTGCTCCATTACAGTTACTTCCAAATTATTTATTTTTATTACTTTCTTTTCCATTATTACCTCCAAAAATAGAGTAGTTTAATACTACTCTATTATGCTAATTTTAAATTAATACATTGTACTTCCCATTCAAGTGCCTTAGCATCTGCTCCTATTTCCAAATTAGGTATTTTCTTAAAAAAGCCTTTTGCTGAAAAAGCTCCTAATGTTCCATCTAAACCTTTATTTATAAAAGTTACAGGGAAAGTCCCTTTATCTCCTTCTGCTAATGCCATTTGTTTAAAACTTAAATTTAATGGAGAGTTTTGAAGTATTTTAAACTTTATAACTGCGTCATAATCATTATGTTGATTTACACTTCTAGCTCCATCTATCCCTTTTGTTATCCCTTTAAAATCATTATCATACTCAATGGTAATTTTTGTATCTTCTGCATAATCTTCAACTCTTGTTTTTCCTATTATTAATTCATAGTTTTTACTATCGTAATTATATATATTAGCCATTTATACCCTCCTAAACTGCGAAATATAAATCTGATGATAATTCTCTGAAACCATAAGCATAGTAAACTGTAATTTTTACCCCTGTTAAAACACCATTTAAAATATCATTCTTTGGAATTTCTTCAAGTGGTACCATATCAACTACTGTTTTATCCTCTACTAGTGCTTTCATTCTTACAAATTGATTACATCTATCTAAAATTATATTTTTTAATGGACCTATATTTGCAAATGTAGGTTTTGGAGTAGCTTTTAAATATAATGTAATATCTTCTTCAAGTCTAAATTGTAAAGCCTTTACACAGTGAATAAAATCTATTGGGTCGCCTGTTACAGTTACTCCATTAGCAAGTCCTAATTGACCTTTCATTCTTGCTACATAGTTAGATTTATTCTTGTCTAATACTCCTTGTTCTGCTCCAGTCAGACCACTTTCAACTGCTCCATTTATAAGTTTATTAGCTATTAAAACACTTCCTGGGAATTGTGGTATTGAATATCCTGCAACTGCTCCTGCTATTAATTCATCATTTTTACTGAAAAATAAAGCTGTTGTATCCTCTGCTACTGCTTTGATTTTTGCTTCTGCTGTCATAATATCTGTATCTGTTTTTACTTGTGCAAATAACATTTTTTGTCTTGCTCCAATTTCCTTAGAAATTAAAGGTATTTTTTCAATATCAGTTTCATCAGTTACAGTACCAAACCAGTCATTTTTAACACTATCAAACAATTCTTTATAATTATTTCCAGTTACTACCTTACCAAATACTAATACTTGTTTTGCTCCACCATTAAAGCAAGCTTGTAATATCTTATAGACATCATCACTTTCTGCAACTCCTGTTACATCTTTAATACTTGTGATTAATTGCTCTGTTATAACTTTCTTGGTACTAAATACACCAATTACATTTACTGTTGCTTGGACCACAGGACTTGGCTTGTGAGTATTTAAAAATACTATTTTCTTTTCAGCACCTAATATTATTGCCATTAATTGCCTCCTTTTATTTCAAAATCTACATCTTTTATAATTTCTATTTCTGTTCTTAGTTCCTTAGAAGTTCTTACAGTTAAATCAAATACATATCTTTCAAGTAAATCACTAGCTGAATAGTCTGTAATGTCTTTTAACTCTCCAACTTCTTCAATAACTAAGTTCAATCTATTTAATTTAACCCACCAGTTTATAGCTTCTATATTAGTGAAATAATCTCTAATCACTGCTACATCTATAAAACTATCCTTTTTACTCAAAGTAAATGAAAAACTGATTATATGCTTGTTTATATTTGTTTGCTTAAAAACTCCATATTTCTCAGTGTCTTCTCTATCGTTTGTATATCTATGTATAACATTATTAGAAATAGTCCTTGCAAGAACTCTTGGTAATTTCAGTTGGCCATTTACTTTTGAAAGATGTTCAAATGGTATAACTTGAAATTTATTATTTAATTCTTTTATTTTATCTAATAACAATATTTCTAAATCTATGTTATTCATCTTTCATCATCTCCAACACAAACTCATTAAAATCTGCATATAATCTTGGTAGAATTTCAACTACTCTATAATTGATATTCTCAACTGTTATAATATCCCCTAGTTTTAATCCATAGCTTTTAAGTATCTTTCCATTAAATTGATTTAAAACTTTTATTGCTGAATTAGGATCTGCTGTTGCTACTTTTAGAGTTTTCTTATAAATAACCATATCCCAATGATAAACTTCTTCTGCTCCATCTGGGTTATGCATATCATATTCAGATTTTCTAGTTACTTGATATTTTCTTAACTCACTTTTAGCAAACTGTGATAACTTAAATTTCATTTTAAATCTCCTTAACTATGTACTCTAAACTATTAACCATTGTCCTAGTGTCAATTAAAGGTTTTGTTGTACTTCCTTTTCTTTCTTTTGCTTTTATTGTGCTTTCTGCAAGTTCTGCCCAACTTCCTTGCTCTATACTTTTCTTTATGTATTGAACTATTTGTTTGCCTATATCTTCAAAGCATTGTCTAGCTTGCATTTTACCTTGTGCAACTTGATTAGCATTAAAAATAAATCTATTCATAATTCTTTGCATATTAGCATCTATTGCTGTTCTCCAAAATGGTCTTGCAGGATAATGAACATTAAAACCCTCACTCCCATATTCTAGCCACATTGCTATTAACTCAACCTTTTGCCCGTTAGCTTCTACATTATCTTCATTGAACTGTACAACTAACTTCCATTGTGCTAACAAATTTAATTGCTTTTCTATATCTGCAAACTTCTTTAAACTACTTGTAGAGAATTGAACTTTAACTCCAATCATATGTCTTCCTTACATATTTAAAAAGAATAGCTTTAGCTTGTGAACTTGCAAATATAGTTGCTCCTATTTTATTTGTATTATTTGCTGTATAACTTATAGACATATCCCCTATTGATTTACTAGCAATGCCTTTTTCAATATCACTTGTATTATCATCATCTAAGTCTTTAACTATTGAATATGCTTCCAGTATCTGTGCTTTTTTAATTTCATCAGGTACTTTTGCTTCATCAATTCTAGGGAATATTAATTCTTGTTTATGAGATTTTCCACTATCTCTAATCATTAAACTTTCAATTTTATCTAATGCTTTATATAAACCTTTTGATAATTCTTGTTCAGATACTTCCTCATACCTATTTTTTATAAATTCTTTTGCTTCATCTAAACTAACATAACCTATTATCATTTAGCCTCCTTAAAAGCAAGGGGAGAGCTTTTAACTCTCCGTTATGCTTGTGATATTTCTAATTCACATAGTAATTTTGTTTTTCCTGTTTCTGTTTCTATAACATCACATCCGAACAGTTGTAATCCTTTTACATACTCTCCAAATGATTTTTCAAATTCTCCAGCTTTTATTTCATTTAATTGCATTGCAAGAGTTAAACCTTTACTTACTCCTGCCATACAGTGATATTTTTTACCAGTTAATTGAACATTATTAGATTTATAAATTGTAAATCCTCCCCAATTTCCAACAAAGTAACTTTGATTTATTCCAAGTGTATTTTCTCCTGTTGAAACAGTTGGAGTTTCTTTAATTAATTGCCCATAAACTTCTGGTGATACAACTAACCATCTGTTAGCAGTAGGCACATTGTCTTTATCCATTTGCACTGCTAAATTTATAATTAAATCTGTAATTTTGTTAGTTCCTATAACTCCTGCAACTTTGTTCTTGCATTTTGAATACAACTTAGCAAGTTCTATATCAACAACATCAGCCATTTCATATATAGCTTGTTCTGTTAATCCTTCCATTACTCCTGGTATAGCTTGTGCCTTGTCTACATCATCCATTTTTAAAGCAAAGTATTTAGCTTTATTAATAGTGATAGTTTGGTATGCTCCTGTATCTTCTTGGAATGTTATATCTGCTCCTGTATAATCTCCAACAGTTACTGAGCCAATACTTGGTACTCTTACAGAGCTTCCAAAGTTTTCAATTTTCCCTTCATAGTTTCTGTTTGCTAATGCTCCAAACACTAATTCTTTATTTAAGTTTCTGTTTGTTAATTCAGTCCATACTTCTGGTTTAAAATTGTTATATGACATATAGCCTCCTATTCTTCTCTTAAAATTTCTTTTAATTGTTCATCTGTTAATTTTGATTTTTCTACATCTGACATCTTGATAAAGTCTTCATATTTAACTTTTGAATTACCTTGATTACTTGGTAATGATGCTGGTGTAGTGCTTCCCTTTTCACTAAATAAATCAGGATAAGTTGTTTTGAAATTTGCAACTTGCTCATCAAAACCTGTAATCTTTCCATCTTTAATATCTAATTTTGAGAAATCTACTGCATTCACAAGCATTGAACTATATTTAGGTGATATTGCTCCTAGTCCAAAACTTACTGCTGTTTTAATAGCTTCCTTTTTATAATCATCAAAACTATTTTTAAATACTATTTCTTTTCCTAAATCATCAGAAGTTACCTTATCTCCTAATTTTGATTTTAAGAATTTAATAGCACTTTCATTATAAATTTTGTCTGATAAGCTTTGATTTTTACTTATAAAGTTAGTTACTGCCTCTGCTGTAATTGGCTTGTCTACTTCCTTTACTGTTTCAATCATAAACTTATTATCAGTTAGCCATTTTTTACCCTCATTACTTCCTAACATTTTCTTTTCTTCATCTGTTAATATTAAAACTCCGTCTTTTAATTCCATTGTTTCTCCTCTCATGCAATTTCTCACACAAAATTAATTTAATCTAATTGGTTCAGCCCAACACCTACAATTAAAATCTTCTCCTGGTAATTCATCATTGATACTAAATACTAAGCCCTCTCGTTCAGCATGTGATTCTCTTACTCTGTCATCTTTCATAGTGTGCCAAACAAAATGTTCAATACCATTCTCAATCATCAAGTCTTTACATTCTTGAGCATATAAATTCCCTGTTTCATTTCTTGCAAGATTCTCATTTCTGTTATTGAGCCATTTTTGAAGTTTATCAATATCGTTATTTGTATATGTTCCATTCTCTATACTCTTAACAATATCTTTAATCTCCTTACTGGCCCTATTATTTGCTATATCTTGCTTCAAAGCATTTAATGTAGACTTTGGTACTTCTCCATTTTTGAATACATCTAAATTTCTATTATAATTTTTTATTGTATCTACTATTCTTTGTTGTCTTATATCCATTAATTTATCTGCTGTTACTGTTGTATTATTAAATAAATCATAATTTTTCTTTATCCAATACTTAGCACCAGTTAGATCCGTTCTCTTTAGTTCTTCATCTGTTAAAGTTCTCCAACTTTCAAAGGTAGATAAATTCACTTCAATAGCAACTTTTGTTAATTCTTTTATAATGTTTCTTTTCTCATCATCTGTTAATTCAAAGAGTGGCAGTTGTCCATTATTTATAGCTTTTTTTGCTCTACCTACTCTCTTTTTTGTGTAAAATTCAAATATAAGCCTTAATTTATTCTCTTGTGCTAATGGGAACATATATTATTCCTCCTTAACTTCAAGTCCTAAATCTTTCATAATATCTTTTGAAAGTTCTTCAAGTTTAACTTGTAATTGCTCTTCTCTTGTTATTCCGGCAAGTGTATTCATTATATTAATTAGCTTTTCTTGATATGTTACATTAGTTTTTATTAGATCTATTTCTTCATCTGCATTCTTTCCTAAGATACCCAAAAACTTAATAGCAGTTTCTAAACTCATTACATTATTTTGAATACCTAGCACTACAATAGCCATTTTTTCTGTTAATGATAAACTCAAAATATCTTGTGTTTCTATTTGTAAATCTATTTCTTTTCCTTTTAGCTTTTTATATCCCCATAGAATTATATTTTTAATTCCAGTAATGCATTTACTTCTTTTGCTTTCTACTGTTGCAATAGTTCTTTCCAAACTTCTTCTTTTAGCTTCTCCAGAAGCAATAGATCCTCCTAAATCAACCCCAAAAGCTAAATCATTAACTCCTAATTGTTTATAAATATCATTTTTGATATCTTCTTTTTGTAACTTCCATTCTTGAGTTTTAGTCTCTAATTGTACTTGCTTAACTTCCTTATCATCTTTATTTACAACTATTACTCTTCCGTCTAGTCTAACAGTGCTACGACCGTTTGTATCTACTTCTACAACACTATCTGGTACTTGTAATAATGGATTAGCAACTTTTTGAAATGCTTGTGAAGTTAATGTATCTCCAATAACTAACTCCCTTACATTTCCAACTAAATCATCATTATAATCACTTTTACCAAATATATTTTCTATTTCTACTACTGCCCAACCTTGAGCTTGTTTATCTCTATAACCTAAACCATCTGCAACCATTCCATTTTTTGTTAAGTCAAAAGGATAAGGGGCTTCGCTTATAGAATTATCATTTATTTTGTATGCTCTATATTCAATGCTATCTAACTCATAGATTTCACATATAAGAGTATTTTTATTTTTGTCATCTGTTGATAAGTTATAAATTACATATCCATCAATTAACTTTGGATTATATTCATTTCTAATTGGGAAATAATCTTTTGGTGTTACTGGATAGAAACTAAATTTTTCTAACTCTGTAACTCCTTTTAAAAGCAATCTCCCAGCCCAAGATTGAATAACCATAGTTTTGCCTAGTAAATCATCTAAGTCAAAATCTTTTATAAGTTCAAAATCTTTTTGATTAGTTACTAACTTCTTACTTGTTGCATACTCTGCATAAAGTCTTGTTGTTGCTTGTAATAATCCATTACCTACAACTAAATCTTTAAGTGAATGATTGTTATTACTTACTAAACTATTATTATCTACACTATACGATTTTATATAACCTTGCTTGTCTACTATTCCCATATATTCCAAATTCACTCTTGCTTTTACATCTGCAAAAAATACATCAGCACTTTTACCATCTGATAACTTCCTATATTTTTCACAATTTCTATGAATATCAGTTTGAATATACTCTTTATATGCTTTTAATATTCTTTCTTTCTCCATTCTTAAACTCCTAGTGGCTTTCTTATTTCTCCATTCTTAAATGTAGTGGCCTTATACTTTTCTAGTCCATATCTCATAGCATCAACTGTATGTGGGTCTAATGTGAATTTATTCTCTAAGTAATTTCCATTTTTATCTTTTTCGTGGCATAGTTCAGTAAGTTCTCTATATGTATTTGAGCATTTATCAGAAACTATAATCTTATAGAAACTCTTGAGCTTCTGTAAGCCATCTAATACACTTCCTGCACCTTTTTCACAATTGATAATCTTAAAACCTGCTCGCCTTATTTCTTCCGTTGTTTCAGGTCTTGCATTATCTGCAATAATTTCTCTATGTTTTTGCTTGATATAACTCATAGCACCTATTAATTCGCTTGTAATTAAGTTCTTGTTATATAATTCATCATAAACATATAAAACGTTATTTTCTCTATCTATAGCCATTCTAACCAAAGCATTATAAGAAATACTAAAACCATAATCTAAGCCATCATATAAATTACCTAATCCATATTTACTTAATTCTTTTACTATTGTTTGTACTTCTGTATCACTAGCTTTTTGAATATTGCTAAATACTCTTTCTCCAACTATTCCGAATCTTCCTTGATATGCTATTCTGTATCTTTCAATATCATAAGTTTCAAAATTTTTTAATTGCTTTATATATTCATCAGTAACGAAAGCATTATCCTCAACAACTGAATGATGGTAATAAGTATCATCTGTTGTCATAATTCTATTTTGATAAAGTTCTTCTTCATCTATTCCTGCTTTTTTAATAAACCTTTCATAGGTCCAGTTGTTTACACTAACAGGGTTATTAGTTAAGAATATATGTAAGTCTTTGCCTAATGCTCTTAATCTCCCATTTAATTCATTAAAAGCGTTGTATGATATTTCTGAACATTCTTCAATCCAAATCATATCCACATTATCAATAGATTTTAATTTTTCACTATCATCTAGTCCCATAAAGATAAACTCGCTCCCATTTCTACATCTTATATGAAGTGGGTTTACTGTGTATGTGAATAATCTATTCAAGTTGTAATTACTGATAATCCCTTTTAGAAGTGAAAAGCAACTCTCTTTTATAGTTCTGTAAACTGCTCTAACTACTAAGATTCTTCTTTTCTCTTGAATAGCTTTTAATATTAGTTTTAATCCTGTGTGATATGATTTACTGCTTCCATATCCTCCAACAATGTAATAGAACCTCTTATCCCAGTTATTTAGATAATCAATAAAATGCTCATTAGCTTGTATATTAATTTCCATTTCTTTTAACTCCATTAATAGTTATAAATACATTGTTATCCTCTATATCTATGTCTTGCTTGTCTTTCCATTTACTTGATTTTCTATTCTTTAACCAAAATATCTGTGCTCCTACATCTCCTGGCATTTCTTTTATAACTTCTTTTACATATGTTGATTTCTTACCATCTATCTCTTTAACTTCTTTTATAACTTCTTTATACTTGTAACCTATTGCTCTCTTGAAAAGTGCATTTTCTACTTCTATGTCTGCAACTTCTTTGCCTTTTTTAAGTCGTTCAGAAAGTTCAGGGTTTTCACTTACATATTTATAAAATGTAGCCTTAGCTATCCCTAAATTTTTCATTATTTGTTCATCTGTTAATCCATCTCTTTTCCAAGCCTCTATCTCTACAAGTCTTGGTTTAACATCTGTTTCATATTTACTTTTAGCAATTGTTATCACCTACTTTATAATCTAACCAGTCAATTTCTTCTCCATTTATTTTTATAAATTTATCATTTGTATATTTTAAATACCTTTCAATAATTACTTGTACCCATTTAGGTTCTAGCTCCATTAAATAAGCACTTCTATTTAATTGCTCACAAGCTATTAAAGTACTTCCACTTCCTCCAAATAAATCAAGTACACTGTCATTTTCTCTGCTACTACTCTTTATAGCTCTTGCACATAACTCAATTGGTTTAGGTGTTGCATGTCCTCCTGTTTCTTCTCTATCTTTTCCTGAAACTCTATTAAAATGCCAAACATTGTTCATATTATCGTGAGTGTTGTTAAAATATGCTCTTGTTTCATAAAAAGATTTTTTAATTTCTTCATACTCTCTTTTAATTTCTTCATACTCTCTTTTAAAAGCATCCACCTTATTTTCAATAGCCCATTTTTGAAGTTTATTATAATTATCTTCTGTTGGAAATAACCACTGACTTTTTGTATAATAATGTTTCCCCATTTGATTTCCTAAAATTTTATTTGATTTTTTCAATCCACCACATTTTTTAATTTCTTCTAATAAGTAAAGTCTTATAGGCTCCCAACCTTCAAAATAATTTTCTGAATCATCGTTAAACCCTTGAACACCTTTCATAATAAATAAGCACTTCTCATCAGCTAATGGATACATTCTAAATTTTTCACAGTTTTGACCTTGTCCGTTTTCTTTTTCCCAAGTAATTAAATTTCTAAACATGATCTTGTTTTCCTTAATTAAAGGTTTTAAAATTTCTGAATAAATATCCATTAAAGGTTCATCTATTCCCCAGCAATACCAACTACCATTATCAGTTATGTATTTTAATGATAAAAGTATCCATTTTTTATTAAACTCCAATAAATCGTCAAAATTAAGATTATCGTTTGTTACTCCGTCTTTTTCTTTTTTCATTCCATAAGGTGGGTCAGTAAAGAGTAATGTCGGTACATTACCATTTAATAATTTTTTAATATCATTTTCATCTGTTGAATCTCCACATAATAATCTGTGTCTTCCAAGTTCTATATAATCTCCAGTTTTTATTACTATTTTTTCAACTTCTATTTCATCATAGTCTTCTTTTAACTCCTCTTGATTTTCTTCAATGTCATCTACTTGATTTAAAAGTCTGTCTATTTCATCATCACTAAAACCTGTTAAACTCAAATCAAAGTCTTCTACTTTCAGAGCATTCAACTCATACTGTAATCTGTCTAAATCAAAATCAGTATTCATTGTAGTTTTATTGTGAGCAATTATATATGCTCTCTCTTGAACTTCTGTAAGTCCATCTAAAACAATACAAGGTATTTCACTCAATCCTAATTGTTTGGCTGCTAAAAGTCTCCCATGTCCCTCTATAATTTGATTATCTGCATTAATTGCTATTGGATCATTAAATCCAAACTCTCTTATAGAATTTGCTATTTGGTCTATTTGCCAATCTGGATGTTCCTTAGCATTATTTTCATATTCTTTTATTTCTTCTATCTTTTTATTAATTATTTTTAATTCTTTCATTTTTCCTCCTGAAATAAAAAAATCGCATTTAGTAAAAATAAATAGACTTCCTAAAATCTAAATATCCTTAATAAATGCGATTAGAACTTTCCCAACATTTAATTTATATTTAATTGTTTTTTTTATTTTGATTTGAACTTTCCTATAATATTACTTTTACATTATATATTATACTATATTTTGTTATTTTTTCCAATATTTTTATAACAATTCTCTATAAATGTTATATTCCCAACTTCTTAAAAGTGGTAAATCTTTATATTGGTTTCCATACTCTTTTTCTTCTACATTAGTTTCTATACAATAGAATTCTAATGTTTTTTCTCCAATATCTTCACCATATCTATTTAATTGTGGAGTTGAATATGCTTCCCACAATTGATATTGGTCTTTTGCCCCGTAACTTATTTTAGTTCCACAAGGACTCACATTACTATCTGTTATTACATATCCTACTAATTTTCCTTTACTCATATTAATCCCTCCATAAAATTTATTCTCATTTAAGAGTACATTTCATGTTTAAAGTTCATATTTTTATAGTAAAGCACTTTTTATATTTCAAAAGCTAATTTTCTTGCTTCTGAGAGATTTTCCCAATGTAACCCTATTCTAAAATTTTCATCATCTTCACGAATTATGTCTGCTATTTCTTTTAAGGAATCTTTATTATTTGTATCTAATTCTCTTCCTAAGTCATTTGCTATTTCTTTTAAGTTTTCAGGCATATTTTCAGAAGAAATATCATCTAAAAATTCTAAAATTTTAATATCATTGATATATAAAGTATTATCATTTTTATTATAATCATATAAATCTTTTAAAATAGTTTGATAACAATCTTCTACTATATCTTTAAATCCGTGAAAAATATTGAAATTTTCTGTTTTTTTCATTATTTTATATATTTCTATTAAATACTTTATACAAATATCACTTACATGATACCAATGTTCAGTTTTTTCATTTCTAGTTTTTTCTTTATCTAATAATCTTTCTTTTAATAATTTTATTTCAAAATTAAAACTTCTTATATACTTAAAGATTTCATTGTCAAAAATACTACTATCATCTATAAAGTCCCAATTAAAATCTCTCATTGGATGCTTTCTATAGCCACTTTCTTTATTATCCTTATGTTCTATAAATCTTGCTACATCACATATAAAATTGTTTACTAATTTAATTTCTAATTTTTCCATTTTACTCCTCCTTATTTTTTCAACAATATTTTTAATGCTTCTCTTACTGTTTCAGCTATTGAGTTTCCATTTTTTTTATTGTATTCAATAAGTTTATCATATAAGTCTTTATTCAAACCAATTTTTATACTATGATTTATAGGGTCTTTTGCTGGAGGTCTACCCATCTTTTTTTGCTCTTTCATTTTTTCCTCCTTGATTTTAATTAATATAAATGTTATAATAAATTACAAATTTAGAGTTGACGTTTTCAAGCCTTTTTAGTTTTATAACTAAGAGGGCTTATTTCTTTTTATTTAACTTTATTAATACTATTATTACAAGTATTAATGTTATAGGTTGTAATATATCGTTTATAGCTCTTAATACTTCCATTTTGTTCCTCCTATTTTTTTAAAGAAGATAAAGAAGAGTGGAGGAGTGAGATTACTCTCAAACCTCCTTTCTCTTGTTATATCTTATTTTCTCAATTGCCTAATGAGAACAATGATAGATAAGATATAAAAGATTATCTCCAGTATCTCCTTTAGAGTTGACACTTTCTCACCTCCTTATATATTAATTATACTTTAAAGGTTCAAAAAAGTCAACACATTATTTTTTTAGAATATCTATTTTTTTTTCTTGGTCAACTCTTACTACTTTCCCGTTTTTAACTTTTATCTTATAGTATCCATCTCCCAATTTTTCAATAAGTTTAAGTAAATTAATTATCTCTATCATTACTATAACTCCTTAATTTATAATCTTTTTAACTTCTTCTAAACTCTTAATGATATAATATTCAGCCCCTTGCTCTTTCATTTTTTGTTCCATTATTTTTTGTTCGGCTGATTGTCGCCCTGTTGGTGTCTTTATTTCAAGTCCTATTGTTTTCCCACTCATAAAAACTATTATGTCGGGAAACCCTTTTTTCTGCCCTTTTGAAAGGCTTCTAAATTTTTTACCTACTGGATCATAAATTGCTGTATTATTAGTTCTTTGAAACCATAATTTATTTTGCTTTTCTAATACTGTTAAATAATCAATTATTAATCTTTGATAATCTGTTTCTTTCATCTTATCACTTCCAGATTAATATCGCTATTAGTGCAAGTTGTAAGACTATAACAACATTTAAAAAATTATTAATTTTTTTTATAACATTGTTTTTTTCTGTTTCTTCTCTATAACTTCTATGCCAAAATCTAGTACGATTTTTGAAATAGTCTATTTCTTCTTCATCATCTTTTTTTGTTTTCCCTGCTTCTTCTGCTTGTGTTATATAAAACATTCTTTCAGATTCAAGTCTTTTATTTCCAGTGTTCAAAATCTCTATTTCTTCTTTTAAACTATCAATCTCTTTGATATAAGCCTTATTATCTTGCTTCTTATGTCTTAGATTTTTAATTAAATTTAATAAATATTCCTCACATTCTTCCTTGCTATTAAGCTTAGAAGCATTAAAAGTAACTCCTGCTTCTTTATTAACTTTTCTTATAAAACCTCTGTAATAATCTCTCATAGACACTTTTTTACTTACCATTTGCTCCTCCTTAAATTTAAACTTTTTTTTCATATATATTTAAAACTATGTCTGTAAATATTGGCTCCTCTATTTCAAAACTTCTACCAATAAAATGTTCAATTATAAACTCAATTTCTTTATTTATTTTTAAAGATTTTTTAGTCTTATGACTAATAGAAATATGCTTTAATAATTGCTTTTTATTTTCATCATAAAATTTATCAAAGGAAATTATATAGCCTTTATATGTATAAACCCCTATAAAAATGTCCTCTATTCTATAAAAAGACCTATCCCATTTATTTGATAGTTCTTCTGAACGAATAAATTTAGCTTTAATTTTTCTCATCATACACTCCTATATTTTTTTATGCTTCAAAGAAAGTTTGATTTTTTTTATAATACTCATATTTCATTACTCCAAGTTGTCCCTGTCTGTTCTTCAATATTTGTACTTTCATAAGTTCTTTATATTCAGTTGTTGTTGGCTCTGTTGTTAGCCCTAAGATAGTTGAGGCATCTTGTTCTATTTGCCCACTTTCTCTGAAATCTGCAAGGTATATATCTTTGTCAGCTCTTTTTTCAATCTCTCTTGATAATTGAGAAAGCGCAATAACTGCTATATCATAATCTTTAGCTATTTGTTTTAATCTTATAGATACATCAGTTATTTGTTCATATCTTTTAGAATTTACATTAGATTTTATTAATTGCAAATAATCCACAACTATATAATCAAGTCCATTTATTTCTTTCTCATTCTTGACATACTCCTCTAATTCATCAATTTTAAAGTTTCCATCATAAAGAATTAAATTACTTTTTCTTAGCAACTTCTTGAATAAAACATTAACTAACTCTTTTTCATCTGTTGTTAATTCCTTAAATTTTTCTTTGTTTGTTAGTTTATCAAGTTCTATCCTAGTTTGGTTACTGATAATTCTTTGGGCTATTTGTTTTAGTGGCATTTCTAAACTAAAAAATAAACCTCTTGAAAATTGCGCCATCATAAGTGCTATATATAGAGCGAATGCAGATTTCCCAACTCCTGGTCTTGCTCCTATAATGTGTAAATCTCTTTTTGTGAATTTTAGATATTTATCAAGTCTAAATTTACCAGTCTTGACTACTTCATTTTCTTCTAAACTCTCATAAAACAAACTTTCAAGGTCTTTAATATCAGCTACTTTAATGCTTTTATCATTTTCTTTCACAACTTCTGAATGCAATTCATTTATTTTCTCTTTTATCAATTCATTTGGAGTGTTAGAAAGTTCTATAATACAGTTTTTATAGTATCTGTTTTCAAGGACTTTTGTATACTTATCTATATTTTCTTCTAATACTACAACTGGTAATTCAAAAGCTTCAGATAAAAAACTTTTATACTCTTTTTCTTCCAGTAAACTGTCAACTGATAGATTTTTCATTTCATAAGTCTTATATTTTTTTATAAAACTTTGAACTAAACTAGAAAAATATTTAGTTGGAATATTTTTTATTTTGTTTTTACAAGCCACATCACTTGCTAGATATAACATTGATACTAAGGCTTTTTCTTCATAGCATATAGTGTCAATTTTCATTTACACCAACTCCTTATATGCTTCTTTTGGCTTAGTATAGTGACAAGTCTTTTCTTCCTGCTGGACTTCTTTTAACTCCCAATCATCTTTTAAAGCTTTGAATAAATAGCCATCTGCTTTATTATTCTTATTACAAAAATCTATGACAAACTTAATACGCTCAATAGGTTTATTGAGTTTTATAATGTCATATACTTTTATTTTTCTTACTCCTAACAACATTTTTATTTCTTGTTGTAATGCTCCATTAGAATTAACAACAACTTTTTCTTCTTGGTCACTTATTATATTATTATTTATATTAGTTGTTATCTCTTTCTCTTTCTCTTTCTCTACGCTACATTCTTGTTTCACTTCTATTACATCTTGTTTCTTTGTGATTACATTGTTGTTACATTGTAACGCTTTCTTTTTTTCTCTATGCTCTCTAACTCTGATAGCACTAGCAGTTTCACTGCCTGTTACTGATAAAACTTCTGGTAAAAAATATTCTTCATCTGAAATTGTTTCTATAAGATTATTTTTTTCTAAGTACATTAATGTCACTTTTACATTTTCTATATCCTCATCTAATTCAAGAGCCATTTCAGAAGCAAAATCATCTTCCACATTTTCAAAAACTAATTTTCCATCATTCTTCATTGCTAATAATTGCAACTTTAAATAAATGATAGTATATGTATCTCCTCCCGCTATCTTTCTTAATTTCTTTATAACTCTTTGTTCAAAAAAATCTTCTTTAAGTTTTAACCAATAATACCTTTTAGCCATTTATATAACCTCCTGTATATTTGGAGAGCCTTGGCAGTTCTCCTATTTATTAATTCAATTAGTAGAGCTTATACAGAGCCTGCCAAAGCGATATACAAGCCCCACTAATTCAAGTAATAAATTTACTTATAACTTTTTGCTTGATTTACTAGATAATTACTAGAAAGCTACTAGATACTTTTTATATGCTTAGCAACTTATTAATTTATCTATATTTAAGACACTTTTATAAATTGATATGATAGAAGTTACTAGATACTTTTAAAAAATACTAGATACTTTTTATAGTTTTACATCATACACCTTCCCCAGCTACCTAGAATTATCCAAAGATTAGGTCTTGTCTTTTCTATGTTAGGGAAAGGTGCCAGATGATTAGTTTTTCCAATCATAAAACTAATTAAAGTTATAGTTGCAACTTGTAGACTTGCAACAGTCTATTTGTAAGTAATAAAACATAAGATTCTAAGCCAGAGCCTACCCACATTCGTGGACTTAGTTTTATCCAGTAGCTACACCTTACACAGATAGCCACAAGGGAGGAAATCTAACTCTCGAGGGGTTGAAAGCTAGGATAAAAATGCTTGTGACTATGTGTCTAAGGACTAGCCTTAGATTTGATTTTCCACTTCTAAAAAGCTATAATATATTTACCATTTGCTAAGTGAAAGGAAAAGAAATGGAAAACCAAAAACTGTTAAATAAAGCTATTAAAAATTTTGTTGGGAAATATAAAAAATACCCATTTTTTAAAACTACTGAAATTGCTTGTGGAATAAAAACTGAAATTTATTTAGAACAAGACTGCATATTATCAGTAGGTTACTCTAATACAAATAATAAAATTGATAATGAAACTTTTGTTTTATCAGCATTAGAGGCTTTTAAAAATTTTGATTTAGATTTTTTAAATTAATTTATATCGCATAAAATCTTGGCAAATGGTCTGCTCTAACTTTTATAAATTCTTTCACTATTTCTGCAACTTCTTCATTTGTAAAATTTTCTTCTCTTAAACCTTTTATCAATTCTTTTATTTCTAATAAAAATTCTTTCATTTATTCTCCTTTCTTTTTAAGGACTAGCCTTAGATTTTTATACTTTTTGTATAAGAGTTAGTCAAAAAAAAAGTCCTCTCTATCTACTAAGTAAACAGAAATTTTTTTAATAACATTTAATTTTAAAGTTAATTTTCCTTTTTTTAAATTATAATAATGGTAATAAATACTGGCTCTTGTAACTCCTAAATATTTAGCTAAGTCAGAGAAGCTAATTTTTTCTAATTTATCTTTTAATTTTTTTGTATTTACTTTCATAAAGCCTCCTTAAAAATAATTATACATTATGTATAAGTAAAAGTCAAGTAAAAAGTCACTATTTAAAGTGACTTATTTTTTTCATTTATTAAAATTTCTGTTGTTCCTTGAAAAAGTAAAAAAACTCTATACCATTCATACATATCTTTTATTTTTTCATGTTCTTTACTAGATATTTCAAAATCTTTATGTTGCCCTCTATCATTTTCAAATCTAATTTTTATGGTCTTAGCTCTAGCTAAATAACCCAATAAACCATACATATCAGGATTAAGATTATAAGGAGCATTTAAAATAGTATAACTATAATCTTTTGTATGGTCTAAATTTCTTTGTCCAGGCTCTGTTTTAAAATACATTTTTTCTCCATCTATAAGCAATGTTATTTTATTAAAAGAAAAATAATCTTTATCTGGACAAGAAAAAATAACAGTCATATCTAAAATATCAAAATCTTCTGGTTTCACCATTATATCAGAATTATTTTCAAAAAAAATTGTAGAGAAAGAAAATTTTATTTTGTCCATAACATCTTCATTTATATGTTTATAGACTGCTTTATTTTCAAATTCATCATATGCCTCTTCAACTCTTTCAGTTCTTGCTTCATCTATGTATATTTCTTTATTAGTTTTATAATCTTTGTCATTTTTAATTTCTTTAATTTTGTTTATAACTTCATTTAGCTTAATTTCAGAATATTTTTGTGTGTTATTCTTTTGAGTATTATCTATTTTATTTTCTTTTTCTTCATTACAAGAAAACAATAAAAAACAACTAAAAATTAATAATAAAACCTTTTTCATAATGCCCCCTAAATTATAATGGCTTATTTATTTGAATTTCTTTATTTAATTCTTTTCCATCTTTTGTAACTGGATAAATTGTTATTCCTTCACAAATATATTTAACAATATGAATCACAATAGCAATAGATGAAGTTAATATAATTAAAGGTACTAACAATGAAGCTATAAAATAGTTTCCTATTGCTCCAGCTATAAAACTAAAAATAAGAGTAGTCAGAATTATCCAAATCAAAGAAACACCCATTAATAAAAATACATCAATAATTTTAAAATCAAAACTGATCTTGTATTTCATAAAAAACCTCCCTCAAAATTTTATATGATAATTTTATTATACAGCAAATTTTAAAAATTTCCTCTTAATCTTTTTATTTCCTCCAGCATCAAAAAATTAGTTTCTGTTTCTTTGAAGTCATACTCTTCAAATACTTCATCATCTGATATTAGTAGATAACTAGCAAATAGATTTGCTTCATCTTCAAGTCTGCTTTTTCTTAATATACTTGTATTATCTATTAAAAATTGATATTCACTTGATGAATGTAAAATAGCATGCCCTAACTCGTGACAGCAAACTATTCTTCGGTCGAACTCACTTAAATTTGAATTTATGAATATGTATCTCCTTTTCAACACTTTTTTAAATAATCCCCTAACTTCCCCTAAATCTCTAAATATTACAGTTATTCCTAATGAATTAGCTAATTTAAAAGGATTTCTTGTTCTATATTTTGCAATTAAATTTAAAACTCTTAGCTTTATATTCATTTAATCACCTAGCTATTTCTTTCTTTTATTTTTTTGCTTTGCATCATAAAAAGCATCTTGAATAGCCAATAAAACCTTTTGCTTATCTTCTTCAGAAACATTTTCATCGTTAAACATTAGTGATGATTGTTCAATAATTTCTTTAAATTGCATTTTACCCCTACTATCTAATTCTCTATACATAGGATTAGACAAATTTTCAAGTTCCATAATTTCTTCAGGTAATTTATCTTTCTTTAATATTTCTAATACTTCAATTTTTTCTTTTTCAGTAAGAGGAAATTTTTTAAAAAATTCTCTTATAAATTTATACGATGGACTTCTTCTAGCATTAATATAATGACTTATCAATCCAAAACTATAACCAACTTTGTCTGCAAATGCTTCAAGTTTATATTCGTGTTCTTCCATATATTTTTTTAAAAATACTGCAAATTCTGATTTGTTTTCCATAAGCAATTCCTCCTTGTCTTAATTATAAAATATTTTATACAAAATGTAAAAATATTTCTTGACTTTTCTTTATACATTTTGTATAATTAATTATAAAGTAATTACAATCATTCAATTTTTTTTGGTTTGCTCTTATACAAAAAGTATAAAAAATTTTGTATAAGTATAAAATTAACAGGAGGGAAATATGAAAACATTAGAACAAATAAAAGAAAGAATAGAAGAATTAGAAAAAGAAATATCTTTCTTAGTATCAGATGCTAAGGAAGATGAAGATAGAAACTATATAACATTGAAAAAAGCAGAACTAAAATCACTTAAATGGGTTTTAGAAAACTAAGGAGGGGGTAAATATGTTAGAAGCAAAAAACAGAAGACAATTAAAAAAACTTTTAGAGGACAAAACTTTAAGAGTAATAGAAAGAAATATATCAGACAATGGTACTTACTTTAAAGAAGTATCTGATGATTTTAGAGAATTCTTAATCTCTCAAATCAAAGGTTTAGATGTTACTTATTATGAAAATGATAAACAACATTTTAAACACGGATATACATATTATTACATTGAAGAAAAAGCAAATATACCTGTAAAGGTAGAAACTGCAATACCTGAAAATGTAACTTGGAATTAAATAAATCAGAGGAGTTCAAAAGCTCCTCCAAATGAAAGGGGAGAAATAAATTGAAATTACTAGAAGCATTTAAGAAATTAGAAAATCAAAAATTTAATTTAAATTACAACATTAATAAACAATACTGGGAGCTAGTTATTTTTACAAACGAAATGGATATAGCAAAAGAATATGAAAATAATCATTTAAAATACTTGCTTCAAGATTATTTAAAAGAAAAAGTTGAATTCAATTCAAATAATGAGCCTTATTATTTTGAAGATTATAGAAACATTTATATAAATTATGGAAATACAGAAGATGAAGAAAATATATTTGAATTAGAATTAGATCCATATTTCACTAATTCAAATACAAAATTAAAAGATTTAAAAGATTTAGCAAATAGATTAGAAAATTTGAATAATGAATTTATAAATTTAGAAATAAGAGCAACAGAAATATTAAAAGAAAGATATATATAAGGGAATGGGAGGGAAAATATAAATGGCATACATAGAAAAAGAAATAGGTGAAAAGTTAATAGAAAGAATGTACAAGTCAGTAAAAGAATCAATTAAACACACTGACAAGTCAATAGAAGAAAATGAAATTGCAGGATATAATACATCTTTTTTTAAAGGTGTAAAACATGGGGAAATTACTTTATTAAAAAATTTTATAAGAGAAGTTAGAGAATTGGAGGAGGAATAAAAAATGAAAATTAAAAGTATAAATGGGATTTCTGTAAAAGGGATCCAGTTAGAAAAAATACTATTAAAAAATGGGAAAGTAATTATAAAAAATAGGAGGAATTAAAATGTTACACTGGAAAATTTATATAAAACATTGGAGAGATAAAGAATTACAAGGACTAACAATAGTTGAAGCAGTTAAAAAGATTTTAGAAATGGAGGGAGAAAATGGAGTTTAAAAAGGCAAGTGTTATAGATGTTATTAAATTCAAAATAAAATGGATAGTTAAAATCTTATGGTTTGGAATCAATTATTGGTTTGATGTATTAATAGATTTAATGTAAGGAGGAAAAGATGAATATATATGAAAAATTATTAAAGGCACAAGTAGAATTAAAAGCACCTAAGGGACAATATAACAGTTTTGGAAAATATAAATATAGAAGTTGTGAAGATATATTAGAAGCTTTAAAACCTGTATTAGATAAGCTAAAACTAGCATTATTTATAAGTGATGAAATAGTTGAAACAGGTGGAAGTTATAAAGCAGAGAAAAAAGATGAAACAGTTGAAAGTATTGGCAGAAAATATGTGAAAGCTACAATTACTCTTGTAAATATAGAAAAGCCAGATGAACAAATAAAAGTATCAGCACTAGCAAGAGAAGAAGAAACAAAAAAAGGAATGGACGGAAGCCAAATCACAGGAGCAAGTTCATCATATGCTAGAAAATATGCTTTGAATGGTATGTTTATGATAGATGATACTAAGGATAGTGATAGTACTAATACACATGGAAAAGATGAAGTTAAAAAGACAACTGAAACAGAATTTAAAAAAGCTATAGATATGATAAATGCTTTAGCTAATACAGAAGAAAAATCTGAAAAAGTTTTTGATATGATAGAAAAATTTAATAAAAATAGCTTGTTAGATTGCACTATTGAAGAACTTAAAAAAGTATATAACGAATTAAAGAAAATAGGAGGATAGAATGAATTTAGTAATTTTAAAAGGTAGGCTTACTAAAAGTCCTACCTTGCTATTTAGCAAATCAGGTATAGGTTATACAAGTATTAATGTAGCTGTTGATAGATATAGCAAAGATAAAAATAGTAATGCTGATTTTATTAACTGCACAGCTTTTGGGAAAACAGCTGAATTAATTGCTGAAAGATTTTCAAAAGGTCAAGAGATTCTAATTGAAGGAAATTTGAAAGTAGATGTTTTTGAAAAAGATGATAAAAGAGAGTATAAAACGTCTGTATTAATTCAAAGAGTTGAGTTTTGTGGAAGTAAAAAAGATAAAGACGAAGATGATGATGGAAGAGACATTTATGATACAGATGTTTTTCCATTCTAGGAGGATAAAATGAGAAAAATAATAGAACTCGACATAATACTGCCATACTATGAAGCAAAATATAAAGTTGGAGAAAAAATAACTGTATATAGTATGAATTCAGATAGTAGTTGTTATGTTAAAGAAATTGTAAAAGAAATTAAAAAAACAGACATAAACTGTGGTGGAAATGATTATCTAATTACAACTGAAACAGGCAAAGAAATTTGGATATTTGAGGGACAACCTGGATTACAAGTAATTTGGGAAAATAAAAATAATTAGGAGTAAATAAAATGGAGAAATTAGGATACACAAGACAAACACAAAAATTAATATATTGGCTTTTAGATGACTTTGCTAATTTTTGGCAAGGGAATGAGGCAGGAGCAAGACCAAGCTTTATAGAATTAGCTTACACAAAAGAAGTTATGAAAGCTAAATTTGTAAAAATCTACAATGGTTTTGATACTGTTAAAAATGCTCAGGCGTTCCTAATTTCTTCTATCTACAATAAGGATAATCTAACAGTAGATGAACTTACAGAAAATGTTATAAAGGCATTACAGAGCCTAGCAATTCAAAATGGTGGATTTAGTTTATCACTTGGAAGCCTAACACAAAAACAAGCTAATGATTTTGTTAAGTGGTTGTTTGAAATGGCTATCTATTGGGAGATACCACTTAGACAAGAGATAAGAGATTTATTTGCTGAGGACTATCAAGATACTTTTATATGGGTAACACTTAAAAAGAAGATTTGTTGTATCTGTGGGAAGCCAGGAGAGTTACAACATTTTGATAGAGTTGGAACAAGTGGATATAAATCAGATACAGGGCTTAATTATCGTGTTATGTGCTTATGTAGAGAGCACCACAATGAAGCTGATAACTGTATTTCAAGAACTGATTTTATGAGGAAATATCACTTGGCTGGGATATATTTAAGTCCTGAACAAGTGAAAGAATTGAAGAAAGTGTATAAAGGACACTTTCAAGCATTTAAGGAGGAGTGAATGATTTATAAAATATGGGTATTTATTTTAATTCTTTCGGTATTATTTATACCAATTATAGATATTATTAACGATGGAGTTAGTTATGTAGATTTTACTATTTTTAATTATGTTTTAAAAGTAATTGGGGGAGTATTAAAAATATTTTTATTAACAAGTTTAATTGTAATAACAGTAGGTATAGTATTTTCAATAATATTTCTAAGTTAAATTAGAAAATACAGAGGTTAATATGAATAAAGATATGGATGTATTTTATAAAAAAGCATTAAAGAAAATATTGAACTTTAAGGCTAGTGAATTGAGTACAGTGGAATTTGAACAGTAAAAAGAAATGCAGAAAAATTAGAAGTTTATAGATTTGTGAGGAGGAAGTAATGGAAAAAGAAAATGTATTAGAGATAGAATTTAAAGAAGTTTGGGATAATAAATTGGCTTGGAAAATTACAAAAAACAATTTAGATTTTAAAAATACTGGGGGAGAGATTATATCAAATAGTGTAAAGATATCTTGTGCTGATAGGGAGTCTTTATACTTGTTTGACAATTGGTTAGTTGAGTGGGAGCTATTAGATGATTGGGAATTAATTAATTCTACTCAAAAAACAGAGATAGAAAATTTTGTTAAATATATAAACTCTACCTATGGAACACCTAAGAGATGGAGAGCAGAAAAAGGCAAATCATATTTTTCAATTGATGATGGAGAAATTTTAAATTGTTATGATTATTATGATAAAAAAGATAATGAAATATTTGAACTTGGAAATTATTTCAAAACAGAAGAAGAAGCACAAAAAGTTATAGATAGCAAAGAGTGGCAAGAGTTTTGGGAAAGAGTTAGAGCAGGAGAGATTGGAGGAGATGAATAATGACACAAGAAATAATCAAAATAGTAGGGATAGAAGTGAAGATGCCATATCATGATGAAGCATATATAGTTGGTGAGAAACCTGATGGGCATATATCTGGAATAGTAAGAAATGCAGGTATTGTTGAAGAGATAAGATTGGCAGAGGATGATGATTCAATTCAAGAAAGAGATATCATTTATATAAAAATGGAAAAAAACGGAATAATATTAGAATTATCCACAAGTCAACCAGGATTGAGAATAATTTGGAGTGATGAAAATGTGGAAATGTAAAAGATGTAGTGGCAATAGATTTTATCAAACTTTTAAAGGTACATTCTTTATTCAAAAAGCTGATAAAGATCAGGATATTATAGAAGCCAATGATTCTATTGATACATATAGTAAATTTTATTGTGAAAACTGTAAGAAGTCAGGTTGGACATTAGATGAAGTTGCCAAATGGGAGGAAGAAGATGAGAGAGATTAAATTTAAAAAACCTGAAACTTTTGAGGATATATTAAATCTTCAAAAGCATTTAGATGAAAGTATACATAGTTCTAGAGAAAGAACACTTGCAGATATTCAAAAATCTATGATAGCTGAATGTATAGAATTTGATGAAGAAACACCACAAAGTCATAAGACTTGGAAAACTAAACCTTACAATAAATCTAAGGAATTGGAGGAGTTAACAGATATATATTTTTTCTATGCACAGTATATTAATTTTTATTCACCTACTTTAGAACAAGAACAATTTGAAGAACTTAATGATATTTTTATGAATATTGAAAAACAAGAAGGATTTAAAGTTTTTACAAATTTAGTATCAATTTTAGATGTGATAGGAGAACTTTTTAATTTTGCTCCATTACCTTGTATGTTAGAAAAATTGATGTACTTAAGTTATAAATATGGTTACACAAAAGATGATATTCTTAACTGCTACTGGGAAAAGTGGCAAAAGAACATGAAGAGAATAGGGAAGGAGTGGAACTGATGGTAAAGAAATTAAATTTATACTTAAAAAATAATAGTAGTGGTTTTTTTCATAATAGTAGAGAAGATGTAAAAAATTTATCTAAAGTAATTAATATAATTATAGAAAAAATAAATGATTGTATTCTTGCTTTAAATAATTTAGAAAAAGAATTAAAAGATTTAAAAAAGGAGAAAGAAAATGGATAACTTAACATATAATGCTACTGATGTTGCTAGAATGTTAAATCGTTCTCCAGCAACTGCATATAGAATAATTAGACAAATTAATTTAGAACATTGTAAGGAAAATAAATTAAAAATAAAAAGTATGGGCAGTGGTAGAGTTAGCAAGGAACTTTTCCACAAGTATTATCCAGAAACAAAAATTTAATTTACTTTTAATAAATGAGAGAGTAATATATATCTGCTCTCTCTTTTTAAAAGGAGGAGATTTATGAAAAATGCAAATGGTGAGGGAAGTGTGTACAAATTAAAAGAAAAAAGGAGGAAGCCTTGGGTTGCTTGTGTTACTGTTGGATATGAGGGAGGAAAGCAAAAAAGAAAATCACTGGGAACATTCTTAACTAAGAAAGAGGCTCAAATTGAACTACTAGCATATTTAGATAATCCTATGCTTTTTAGTGGGAAGACTTTTAAAGATGTTAAAGATTTATGGTATTCTTGGTATATTAAAAACATATCTAAAATAACTTTAAAAAATCTAAATTCACAACTAAAAAAGTTAGAAATATTTAATGAAATTAAAATAAAAGAATTAAAATTGCATGTACTGCAAAAATTTTTTGATGAAATGGATTGTTCTTATGGAACTAAAAGTGCTATAAAAACAATTTTAAATATGGTTTTTGATTATGCAGTAAAAAATGATTTTGTTGATAATAATAAAATAAGGTTTATTGAATTAGGGAAAAATAAAAAAGTTATTGAAAGAAAAATTTTTACAACAGATGAAATAAGAGTTTTATTTAATAATTTAGATTCTTTAAATAGATATGTAAAAAAAATATCATATGGAATTTTAATTCTAATATACTCAGGAATGAGAATAGGAGAATTTTTAAATCTAAAAACGAATGACATAGACTTAGAAAAAAACATTATTCATATTAAAGAAAGTAAAACTAATGCAGGAGTTAGGACAATACCAATTTCAAAAAAAATTATAGAATTATTTTCCAAGAATATAAACTACACACAAGAATATTTTTTTTCTAATAAAAAAGGCGAGAAATATACTTATATGAATTTTATAAATCAATTTAAAAAAATGTCAGAGTTTTTAAATTTAGAAGAACACACAATCCATGACACAAGGCACACATTTGCAACATTGCTTAATAATGCCAATGTAAATGGAACTTCTATAATTAAATTAATAGGACATTCTGACTTTACAACTACCCAAAATATATATACTCATAAAGATGATGAAGAACTTAGGAAAGCTGTAGATTTATTAAATTAA